ATGATTAACACTATGGAAAATAAGCGCTTTGACGCTACTGGTTCTCACCTTCAAGGTACTATTAACTATAGCTATGATGACCTAGTTCATTCATTTGGCGAACCAACTATCACTCAACACGTTGATAGTGGTAAGGTTACTGTAGAATGGCAGTTAACATTTGATCTTGAAGAAGATGGTAAGGTTCAAGCTACTATCTATGACTACTGCACTGGCGTACCAGCCAAAGAAAATAAGAGCTGGTCAGTTGGTGGATATGACATGCAAGCAGCTATTTGCGTCAAATCCACACTTTATCTTGATCATGAAATTTGGAAAAACTAAAAAAAGTCCTTTACAATTGGACAAAAGTGTGATAGAATATATACATCAATTAGGAAAAGGAAGGAAAAAATATGCCAATACCTAAGAAAACTCGTAAAAAGACTGTTCGTGCAAGAGCAAGGACAGGCGCCGCCGGAGCTCCAATGGAGAACTGGCTTGGCTTCTCATCTTACTTTCATATGGAAGTAGATAAAAAAGAATTTGCTACCATCACCAAAGCATGGGTGAAGAAGAACTATTCAAAGGCTGATGCTAAGGCTATCTTGGCCAACCCTGAATGGAACTTCACATCTCATTCTCATATTGCAGCATCTATCGTATGGTCTGATGCTGGTAAGAACTGGGATGACCTAGGTCCATCATATGCTGGCTATGCCACATGTGCCAAAAGAAAAATGGATCCACTCATCGAGTCTGGTAATCAAATCATCAAAGAAAAGAAAGAAGCTGATGTAGCTAAGTCTAATGTTATTATACTTACACCTCAGCAAAAGCTTTTCCGTAAGGTTGGTAAAACCATTATGACCGATCTTGATGATCTAGAAGATCAGTGGATCGAAGGCGAAAAGACTACTTTGGATCTTTACAATCAGTTTAAGAAGCATGGCCTTAGTGGTTCTGCTGCTGATATGGTTCGTAGTAGACTTGAAGGTTGGCACCTTGATTATTCAGATGCTTACCATAAGCGTTGTGAACAGGCTGTTGAGGGTTACTCACACCTTAAGCGTCCTGAAATCAAAAGGCGTATGAAAGTTATCGAAGAGATGCTTGCCGATCTTGATAAGGTCAAAGCCTCAGCCAAAGCTACACGGAAAAGCCGTGCACCAAAGGTCAAAACTGCTGATAAGCAAGTTGCTAAAATGCAGTATCTTAAAGAAGACAAAGTCTTCAAACTCACATCAGTCGATCCAACATCTATTCCAGGTGCTATTCGATTATATACCTTCAACACCAAGTCAAAAGACTTTGTTGAGTTGGTCTCAGATTCAGCTAATGGATTTGAGGTGAGTGGTTCTACACTTAAGAAAGTAGACCTTGAGGTATCACGTAAAATCAAATTGCGTAAGCCAGATGAGTTCCTTCCGAAGGTGCTTGGTGGTACAGTGAAACAGGTCGATACGGCTTGGAAATCACTTACCACCAAGACATCTACTCCTAACACTAGGATTAACAAGGATACAATTCTGCTGAAAGTGAGTATGAAATGATTAAAGAAGCATTCACAGCCTTTGGCTTAATGTTTGGTACGGAGTCTTATGTTTTAGAGACTCCACCAAACCTAGACCTAGAATATGATAGGCAGGAAATCCAATGTCTTGCCGACAATATGTACTGGGAAGCTCGTAATCAAGCAACAAAGGGAATGATAGCTGTTGGATATGTTACTATGAATAGAGTAGCAGATGACAGATATCCTTTCACTGTTTGTGAGGTAGTTGAACAAGGACCAGTAAGAGAAAGCTGGAAGACAAAAGGTGTTTACTATCCAATCAAAAACAGGTGTCAGTTCTCTTGGTATTGTGATGGAAAGTCAGATAAGGTACCTACAGCAGATGAAGAACTCTATTCACTTATAACCGCCATGGCATTTAAGATATACTATGCGGATGAAGGAAATGATTTTACTGACGGTGCTACACACTACCATGCGTATTATGTACAACCGGATTGGGCTCAAACTAAAACCAAGACCGTCACTATTGGCGATCACATATTTTATAGATGGGAAATACATCAATGATTGAACAAATTATTCTGACAAAGAAAAGGTTCTCAAAGCTAGTTGAGGATATAGTAACTGAAACAAAGATGCCATATATGGATGCTGTTTTGAGAGTATGTGAGGAAAGAGATTTAGATCCTATTGATGTTGGTAACCTTATTGGCCCAGTGTTGAAAGAAAAGATTGAAATGGAGGCTATTGATCTCAATCTGATTGAAAGTGATGGTGGGAATACCTTACCTCTCTAACGAGCTCAATCAGATCAAGGATTATAATATGAATATGGAACCATTTGAAGCCTACAGTTACTATCTTGCAATCAAACTCCACTTTGAGAGTGATGGTTATGATGCTGTAAGGTATAACTTTAAGACTTCAGCCAAACCATCTTCTTTCTGGAGACGAAAGGATAAGTATCACTTTGCCAAGCTGGGTCGTAAATATGATAAGCCACCTGAGCTAATTAACTATTACGTATCTCAGTTTATTGAAGACCGTAAGTGGGTGGGTGATATGATGACCGACGATGATAACTATTCTGAGTGGCAGAAAAGAAATCAAAGCATGTCATACACTTTTGAACAGGATATAAATAGACTTGCTGAACAGGTCGAATCATTTGATGATCTGTTTGGTATAGACACTCATCCATTCGTAGTAAATGAATATCTGAGTGGAAACATCTGTTTGGAGACCGTGGTCATACTCGACAAGCTAACTGGCTTTATGAGAAAGGCGGACAAGCAGATAACTGAGACTATCCTATGGCCGGATATATCTCGGAAAATACGAAAGTATAGCACATTTGTAAATTTTGATAGAAAAAAGTTTGCAAATATCGCAACAAAGGTATTTACAAAGTGAGAAAAATGTGTTATAATATAAGGACTTATATGATGAACAAAGTGGATAATTCAGCTAATACAAATATACAAGGAGAATATACATGTCATTTAGCGCTCTAAAACAAAATCGTGCAAACGATATTGCTAACCTAGTTTCCGCTGCCGAGTCTATTGGTGGTGGTACTCAAGAAAAAAAATCGTATGTTGATGAGCGGTTCTGGAAGCCGACCGTCGATAAGGCGGGTAACGGCTATGCAGTACTCCGCTTCCTACCAGCACCTACGGGCGAGGATTTGCCGTGGGTTCGTTATTGGGATCATGGGTTCAAAGGTCCAACTGGACTATGGTACATCGAAAACAGCTTGACTTCTATTGGTCAACCTGATCCGGTGGGTGAAATGAACTCTGTATTATGGAACTCTGGGCGTGACGAAGATAAGGCTATTGCAAGAGAACGCAAGAGACGCCTGCACTACGTCACCAATGTTATGGTGGTTTCGGATCCTTCAAACCCAAACAATGAGGGTAAAGTATTCCTCTATAAGTTTGGTAAGAAGATCTTTGATAAGATTATGGATTTGATGCAGCCCCAGTTTCAAGATGAGAACCCAGTAAATCCATTTGACTTCTGGGAAGGTGCGGACTTCAAACTCAAGATTCGTCAAGTTGAAGGCTATCGTAACTATGATAAATCGGAGTTTGCGTCACCAGCTGCACTGCATGATGGTGATGATACTAAACTAGAAGGTGTTTATAACACTCTCTATAGTTTGCAGGAATTCCTCGATCCGAAGAACTACAAATCTTACGCCGAGCTAAAGACTAAACTCAATCGAGTTCTTGGCGAAGAAGGTGCTCCTATGAGTACCGCCGAGTCTGTAACACTGGATGAAACTGCTCCTATTCCTTCCTTTCCAGAGCAGAGTCAGCCAGAACCTCAGGCTACTCCATCTACATCCGATAGCGATGAAGATGATACTATGAGTTACTTTGCTAAGCTTGCTCAGCAAAGCTAAACTCGAAGGGAGGGTTTTTACCCTCCCTTTTTTTTATTGTGCTCCGTAATCTACTCCTATACCGCCGTACATAACACCAGCCGAAGGATGTCCTCTAGGATTACCTGTACCAGATCCAACAATGGCTGGAGTGCCTCCACCACCATTTTGACTATTATCAACATTATTGACGATTGTGTCTCCACCACCGCCACCAGCGGCTGTCATACCTGTAGCTGCGGCAGTAATACTATTCAATGCATCAACTGCCAATTGAAGATCATTACCACCATTAGCTAATCCTCTAATTGTTGTACTTCCAGTGCCAAGACCACGGTTATCTCTTGTTCCACCATAAAGAGCAAATTCTAAATCAGGCATAGCTGAAGCTAAACCTTTTGTAAATAGTCTGATATTATTTCCAAGGCTATTTTGAATTCTTATTTTGCCAAGTCTTTCAAGGTCATCCAAGACCAGGTTTAGACCTTTCATTGAATCTGGATCGATACCTTTTAGTGGCTCAAGAGCTTCTACCATTTTTGCAATTCTACTCTTTTCTTTAGAACTGCCACCGTCATCTCCAAAGCCAAATATATTCTTAACAAACCCAGCAATATCACTAGCTGTTTCAGATAGTTTACCCATCATCTCACCGCCAAAAAACTTTGAAATTCCATCACCAATATCTGGTAAAACTTTAGCTGCACCAGCAAGTTTATCACCATCAAGATTTTCAAGAGGTTTAATACCATCTATCATGTTATTAACCAGTTTCTTAGTAGCAGAACCGTCGGCACCCAATACACCACCAAGTTTAGCCATACCATCAAATGCTACAAAGAATGCAGCAATACCAGCTCCAATGGCTCCCATACCAATTGCAGCAGGACCGGCCAACCCAGTTGCTCCAAAAATAGCTCCAGCACCAAGCAATCCACCAAGAACTTTTAATGAAGTTGGATCAAGCGCTCCAACTGCATCAGCAAAATTTCCAACTAGTACTTTGATAGAACCACCATCACCAACATTTGCCGCTACAAAGTCTGCTGTAGCAAATCCAGTAAAGAAAGCGGCAATACCAAGAGATAGTGCGCCAATACCTAGTACCATATTGGCCTGTTGTTTTTTAGATGTTATCTTACCGAAGAGAGCACCCGCACCGAGAAGAAGTCCAAGAGCTACGGTTGACTTAGTTGTTAGGTTACCGATAGCATCGTCAAATCCTTTGACTGCCTTTGCAATATTACTAAAGTCTGAGTTTAACCAACCCATAGCTGCATCGCCTACAGCCAAACCAATAAAGAATCCTGAAATACCAGCACCAAAAGCTGCAATACCTAGTCCTACATCAGTTGGTTTCTTTCCAACTAGTCCAGAAACTGCGCCACTTACAAGTAATGCGCCAAGAGCAACTTGAGCTTCGGTTGAAAGGTTCAGAATCATGTCCGAGAACCCTTTCATTGCCTTACCCATAGAAGTAAAGTTCAGGTCAAGCCAGCCGAAGTCTGATCCTGCACCAAGAAGAGCGTCACCAATAACAAGACCGGCAAGGAAAGCAGAAATACCCGCACCCATTGCTCCAAGTCCCTTTGCGGCTCTAGTTCCACCAACAACACCAATTGCCATAATAGAACCAAGTACTGCAAAAGATTCCAGAGGCATAGACATAATCATATCAGAAAAACCAAGAGCAGCTGCTTTTAGGTTTGCATAGTTAAAATCTGCTCCAAAGGTTTTCATAAATTCTAAAGCTTTATCACCGGCTAATAGACCGCCAAAGAATGCTGGAATAGCTACACCCATAGCCACTAGACCAGCCGCGCCTTTAAGTGCAGCTGAAGCAAAAGCACCAATACCAAGTCCACCAGCCAAACCACTAAGAAGGCCACCAAGACCTTTACCACCACCTGATGCAGCAGCTTGCTTTTGCCCTGTCATTCCATTTGCAATTTTTTCAAGAGCAGCTAATTGTTTTTCAGCAAACTTCCTATCTTCTCTTCTTTGCTCTGTTTGTTCTCCTTCTGTAGGACCAGGAGGTGGAGGAGGAACATCAGCCATTCTTTGTATATTTTCAGCCAAACTGAACATAGACTTTTTCATTTCAAGAAGATGTCTTCTTGAATTCCTAGAATCGGCTACAATAGCACCTAGTTTTTCTTCACTGCTTTTGTTACCGTCTTTTAATTCGGAAATTAGATCTGATAGTTCGGCCATAACTTAATCCTTTTATTTTTTAGCGGCAATAGCCTCTTTGCCATAAAATGCTGCCACAATAGCGGCAACTGACACAAAGTAGACTGCAGCCATGTCTCCCAGAATTTTTGCTGCTTGATCTAGCCCGATAAGAGTTGCAAGGATAACAAAGGCGGGATATAATAGCATTCCACCTAGTGCAAACCATGCCATATTTCTCTGGGCATCTTGTTTCTTATCTTCATTTTCCATATCGCTGCGCTTATCAGCCAGCT